AAGCTATTGAAGATAATATGCAAATAATGATGCCGCCAACACCAGAACAAGTGCAGCAAATGCAACAACAACAAATGCAGCAGGAACAAATGCCACAGGAAGGCCAGCCAATGCAGTAATTAGTTTTAATATTTAAAATACATTTACAGGAGTTAACAATGCCTACAGTAACTAGTGAAAACAAAGCTGAATTTGATATGGATTTTTTGAAGAAAAAAGGCGTGATAAAAGATCAGCCTGAAGCCGAAGAAAAACCAATGGCAAAAAGTGATTCAGAAAAAACAAAAAAGATGGGAAGCGAGCAAGTCGAACGGGCTAAAAAACATCCAAAATATGCAAAGCTTAAAGCTGCTTTAGGTCACAAAGGCGCAGTAGATGCAATATTAAAAGAACTTAATGATAAGCAATAATTGACAAATTCCTAAATAGTATTAAGATGTTAAAAACCGTACCAATGCGGCAACATTGGGTTAATTCTTGGGATAAAAACCATGTCAGAAGCACAAGAATCGCAAGTAGTTGACCAACCTAAACAGGCTGGCACAGTAGTAACAAGTGAAAATTTAGCTGAATTCAATGCTAATAAATTAGGTTTAGCTTCCGAACAAAGCCCAACTGTGGCTGATACTGTAGATGAAGAATCCAGTTCAGAGCCAGCGGCAGATACCGGACAGAGTGAACCGAAGTTAGCTGAAGATGATGCGACCGGAACAGAGGAAAAGAAGCAAAACCCAAAGTTGGAAAAGCGTTTTTCTGAACTTACCAAAGCCCGTAAAGAAGCGGAAGCTAGGGCAGAAGAATTAGAAAAGCGTTTGGCGGCACTTGAAAGCAATCCGGCACCGCAACAACGGCAGCCTGAAGGCAATCAAAAACCGACACCTGATGAATTTAGGGATGCTTTCGAATATGCGGAAGCGTTAGCAGATTGGTCAGCAGAACAAGCATTGGTAAGGCGTGATCAAGAAGTAAGGCAACGGGAAGCTGAAACGCAGAAACAAAAGGTTATTCAAACCTGGCAACAAAAGCTAGAAGCAACCAAAGCTGAATTACCTGATTACGAAGAAATGGTGGCATCTAGTACGGTAGCAGTAAGTGATCCCATACGTGATGCAATTATTGAAAGTGATGTAGGCCCAAGAATCCTATATGAACTGGCAAGTGATGACGATTTAGCTGAAAAGCTAACCACCATGTCAATACCAAGCGCATTGAAACTGATTGGGAAGCTGGAAGCGCAGTTTGAAAAGACTGAAGCACCGGCAAAAGCGGAAAAGAAAACTGTTGCGGCAAAATCTAATGCACCTGAACCAATTAAACCGTTGCGATCAACTGGTGGCATTGCTGATGTTGCAATTGATGGTGAAAAACTATCATTCCAACAATGGAAAGCTGGCAGACTTGCAGGAAAAATTCGTTGAGGTTAAACCTAATTTAATTTTTTAAGGATTAATCATGAGTAATAATTTACTAACCATAAGCAAGATCACAAACGAAGCTTTGATGGTCTTGGAAAATGAATTAACTTTTACTGGCCAAGTTGACCGTAACTATGATGACCAATTTGCTGTAGTTGGCGCAAAAATTGGTTCAACTGTTAACGTTCGCCGCCCAGGTAGATTTATTGGTACAACTGGTCCAGCACTAGTTGTTGAAGATTTCAATGAAACTTCAGTACCAGTTACATTAACAACCCAATTCCACGTTGACACACAGTTCACTACACAAGATTTGGCATTAAGCCTTGATATGTTTAGCGACCGTGTATTGAAGCCTGGTATTGCTGCTATCGCTAACAAAATGGATCGTGATGGCTTGGTAACTGCTAAAAACAACACAGCTAACATCGTTGGCACCGCTGGTACTGCACCAACTGGTTTGATCACATATTTAACCGCTGCTGCTTACCTTGATTCTGAAGGCGCACCCCGTGATGGCCGCCGTTCATGCGTAGTTGAGCCGTTCACATCAGCAACCATTGTTGACAGCCTGAAGGGTTTGTTTGTTCCTACAGATAAAATCGCTGCACAGTACACTAAAGGTCTGATGGGGCGTGATTCTGGTGGCATGAACTGGTATATGGATCAGAACGTTGTTTCACAAACTTTCGGTTCTTATTCTTCAGCAACATTGTCTTGTAACGTAACAACCGCTACTGGTTTCTTGTCAAGCGGCTGGGCATATTCAAGCAACATCACAATTGGTGCTGCTAGTGCTGCTGCAACATTGAACCAAGGCGATACATTTACCATTGCTGGCGTATTTGCGGTTAACCCACAGAATCGTCAGTCATACGGCAAATTGCGTAACTTTGTAGTTCAATCTACAACTGCTATTGCTTCTGGCGGTACTGCTACTGTTACTGTTGTTCCAGCGGTTATTACTGGTGGCCAATTCCAAAACGTAAGCGTAACTTCAAGTGGTTCACAAACTGTTACTCCATTCAACAACACCGGCGTAACTTCACCACAAAACATTTTGATGCACAAAAATGCGTTCACAATGGCGTGTGCTGATTTGGAATTACCAGAAGGCGTACATTTTGCTGGCCGTGCAAGCGATAAAGAACTTGGTTTGTCATTGCGTGTTGTTCGTCAATATACGATCAACAACGATAGCATCCCAACCCGTATTGATGTTCTGTATGGCTGGGCACCGCTGTATCCTGAACTGTCATGCCGTATTGCATCGTAATAAAATAGGGCGGTTAACGCCGCCCATTTTTAACCAATAATTTAAGGAATAATCATGCCAAATCCAGGTCCAGCAACTACCGTTGCAAATCACCCATCAAATTTAGCTACTAACCAAGCAATTCGTTTATTGGCTTCTTTTCAGGGTGTAAATTTAAACGCCGCCGGCGATACAGTTTTACCAATTATCAATACTGATCGTTATGGTGTTTCTAACGTTATTTTCACAAATGCTTCAGTTAGCTTAACTACTGCATTAGCTGGTGTATTTACTGCACCATCCGCTGGTGGTACTGCTATCGTTTCAAATGCTGCTTTATCAGCAATGACAAGTGCTTCCGTTGTTAGCCAACGTACTGTAGCTTCAACTGCGGCTAATTCTGGTCAAAACTTATACGTAAATGTTGGTACTGTACAAGGTGCAGCAGCAACAATGGATGTATTCGTTTATGGTTACGACTTAACGTTCCTACCTTAATAAGGACAAGGAATTAGTGAGGAAAGCCACCCCCACAAAGGGTGGTTTTTTTCGTTTTTAAGCTTATAATTAATCATCCTAATTTAAAGGAAATATCATGCCATCTACCACTCTAGCCCGTGGAAACGCTATCCAAACTTTCTACATTCAGCCATCAATCACACCAGCCGAAGTTGCCGCAAGTATTACTGCTGCACAAACATTTACTATTGCTGGACTATTAACAACTGATCATGTAACCGTATCATGCGCTGGCGCACAAACTGCTGGTATTTTTGTTGCTGATGCCCGTGTTTCAGCAGCTAATACATTAAGCGTTCAATTTGGTAATTGCACCGCTGGTGCATTAACACCAACTGCTGGTAATTACATTATTGATGTTATTCGTTTTGAAGGTCCATTACCTACAACTGCGGGTTAATCATGAATCAATTAAACGCAATTCGCCCAATTGGACTAACAACTGGCATTACAGTTAGCGGTTCTTCATCAACTGCGGTAACTATTAGTGCTTCAGGCAATAATGAAATGGATTATTGTGCATTTTTAAATACTGCATCAACACCAGTAACTATTAACATTTTTCCGGTGGTTGATGGCGTTGGATCGGCTGGGGCAGCAGTTGTGCCAACTAGTACGCCAACAAATACAGTTGTTTTAGGTATTTCAATGCAATCACCAATGGTAATTGCCGTGCCACGGGTATTTTCAATTACAACAATTGGCACTTCTGGCACTTTATTTGTTACGCCAGTAAGCTATTAATTATTAGGGAAAAGTATGGCAAACCCATCCAATTCAGCGGTACAGAATTTATTGCCGGTTCAGGCATATTTTGACTTGCAAGGTAATTTTGTAACGTTTATTGGCCAGGGTTTGCCATTTACTGCAACTATTGGTCCAGATCAATCTGATTTAGACATTACAAACAGCATTATTGATTCAACTACTATTGGCGCAACAACCCCGTCAACTGGTGCATTTACTAGTTTATCAACTGTAACTGGAACAATTACTACTGCTGCAAGTGGTCCAAATGACATTGTTAATAAACAATATGTTGATTTTTTTGTTGCTGGATTAAGTTGGAAATCACCAGCAATTACCGCAACTTCTGGCAACATTACTTTATCAGGATTACAAACTATTAATGGTGTAACTGTATCTGCTGGCGATACTGTATTAGTTAAAGACCAAACAAATAGCGCAGAAAACGGCATTTATATTGCATCTAATGCTGCTTGGACATATTCAAAAGGCGGGGATGTTTGGTCAGAATATGTTGGCGCAATTATTTTTATTACATCCGGTTCATTAAATGGAACTGCTTGGTATTGCACAGCGCAACCTGGCGGCACATTAGGCGTAACTGCAATGGTTTGGGCTAATTTCAGCGTAGCATCAAGCTACACGGCTGGAACTGGTTTAACTTTAACCGGCACAATATTTAGCATTACAAATACAGGCGTTGCTGCTAATACTTATGGTTCTGCAACTGCAACACCAGTATTTGCGGTTAACGCACAAGGCCAAATCACTTCCGTAACTAACACAACCATTACGCCAGCCATTGGTAGCGTAACTGGTTTGGGAACTGGTGTAGCTACATTTTTGGCAACACCAACTTCTGCAAATTTAGCTGCTGCTGTAAGTGATGAAACCGGATCAGGCGCATTAGTATTTGCTACTAGCCCAACATTGGTAACGCCGGTATTAGGTACGCCAACAAG